TTGGACGAGAGTGCAGCAGCTGCAGCGCCGGCCGGAGAAAACGACCCGCAGCCTGCGGGACCCGGTTACTCTGAAGACGACGACCAGTCGGAAGAGTTCGAACCGGAAGAGACGCTGACGGAAGACCAGCCCGTGAAGGTGTACCAGGATGAAGACGGCCAGGAGGACTGGTATGTTGCAGACGCGCCGTCCGCACCGTTCCCTTCGTTCAAAGACTCTGCGTCGCCGGCATGGGCAGAGCGCCTGGACAAACTGGCGAAGGCGAAGTGCCCTCACTGCTTCCGTCGCGCGTACAGCTCTGAAGCGGTGGACTTGGAGTTTGGCTACCGGACGATGGGAGACGGGACGGTGCGCGTGCAGTCATGGTGCCGTGTATGCCGGAAGGCGCAGCTTCGCGGCCAGACTGAGAAGTCCGTGGTCCTTTACAATAAAGCGGCCTTTGGCATCCCGGTCGGCATGTCTCCGACGCAGTTCCGGAAGCTGTGGCTGCGTCTGTCCAAGGGTCGGACGGTTCTGCAGGTCATGCTGGACGACTCCATGAAGGACCTTCTGAATGGCCAGTGGCAGGAGCAGTCGTTCTCCTGGACGACAAAGAAGAAGGATTGAGCGCTAGTCGCAGGGTCAGGCCTTTCGTGGTTCGAATCCACGGTGCGACGCTTCCCGGGTCAGATGACCAAACAGAAGGAGAGAGGACATGTCACGCATCGCAGACGACCATTACATCCGGAACCAGCAGCGCGAACAGGCGTTGGAGTTCCTTGAATACATCGTGACGGCAGCGCAGAACTACTTCCAGCGGAAGCACGGACCTCTGCCGGCGCGTGTTGACCGTGTGAGCAGCCCCAGCCGGAAGCGGAACAGTCCGCGTAAGTGGTCGGAGCATCCCGTCCACGGTGCGCAGTTCGCAGCGCTGAACGCGCAGATGAGTAGCGCGCGCACGCACCTGAAGCACCTGCAGAACACCAACGACAGCAGCACTTACGCTGTGCAGATTGAGGCGCTGAAAAATTTGATTTCGCAGAAGCACCGTGAGTATGATGCTCTGCGGAAGGCCGTCATCGCTGACGAGTCTAGCCACTAACTGTCTCCCCACCCAATGCTGATGCTGCAGTTCGCGGCATCGGTGCGTTTAGAGTAAGGACATTGACAATGACAACCGAGATTGCAGTTCAGAAGAGAGACTTGATTTCGTGGCTGGCGTCGCCGCAGACGGTGGAAGAGTTCCGGAAGGCGCTCCCTGCAGTGATGACGGCAGAGCGCTGGCAGCGGTCGCTTCAGACCACGGCACGGAAGAACCCGAAGCTGCTCTCCTGCTCTCTGGCATCTGTCCAGGCGTGCATCATGACGGCCGCGCAGCTGGGTCTGGAGCCTAACGTCCAAGGCCTGTGCTATCTGATTCCGCGCGGCAACGAATGCACGCTCATCATCGGGTACGAGGGCATGTTGGCGCTGATGCGTCGCAGCGGAGAGATTCGCAGTTTCAGCGCGAACATCGTGCGGAAGGGTGACACCTTCAAGATTGCGCGTCACCTGGATGTCCCGTTCATCCACGAAGAGAACCACGACCCGGACGCGGACGACACGATGGTTGGCGTGTACTGCTTCGTGCGTCTGAAGTCTGGCGAGAACTTCATTGAGTACATGTCCAAGAAGCAGTGCGACCAGATTCGCGCACGCAGCCAGTCCGGCTCGTCGGGTCCGTGGAAGACGGATTACGAGCAGATGTGCCGGAAGACGGTCATCCGTCGCGCGTTCCATTACCTCCCGAAGTCGACGGACATCGTGGAAGCGCTGGAGCTGCTGGACGCAGAAGAGCGGATGACGATTGACGCGACTGCCTCTGCTCCGCTCGAGACGGTCAAGAAGGCCGGTATGCGCGTTCCGCTTCCGCCTCCGCCTGCGACGGAAGAGCAGGAGGTGGAGAAGGTTGCGGTGGACATTGAGGCAGAAGAGGTGGAGTCGTGATGCGCGGCAGCAGGACTGCGTTCCCGGAGCATAACTGCCCGCACTGCGGCTTTCTGGCATGGGGCGCGATTGAGTACATCGCTGCCAATGGCGTCTCGCATTACCGCTGCGGCTGCATGGAGTGCGACAACGAAGTCGTTGCGTGGCCGGACTCTGTTCCTGAGGCATTACCTGGCATGTCCGACTGCAGGGTCGGAGAGCGGTACGACCTCACGAAAGAGTTTGCGCTGTCGCAGGGCATCGTGAAGACCATCCATTCTCCTGCATCGCCTCTGGCAGACACGCCGTTCCCGGGTCCGGTCTGCCGTGTGTGTGGCGACCCGTTCGTGGAGATGCACCATTACGCGCCAAAGGAGTTCTTTGGCCTTTCAGAGTCAGACGCATTCGGGACGGTCCCGCTCTGCACGAAGCACCATGACAGATGGCACCAGGTCATCAACGACCACATGCGGAGGACGCGATGATGATTGAGACGAAGACGAAGAAGAAGGGAGAGACATTCCCGGAGGTTCGCGAGCTGCTGCGGCTGCGTACCTCGCAGGTTCACGGCAGCTACTCGGGACTGGCGAAGGAGTGTGGCATCAGCCGTCAGTGCTTGAACAAGCGCGTGGAGAGCGCGACGGAGTGGCCGAATACTCATAAGTGGTGGGTATTCGTGCTGTTCCTTCACGACCCGCTGGACCGGATGACGGCGCAGGACGCTCTGGCTGTGAGCATCCCGTCCAAGGAGAACGTGAAGAAGGGCCTCATCGGACAGGAAGAGGTCTGGAGCGAATGTCTGAAGACGCGTGGTAACTGGCACGCATGGAGGCGCGCATGAAGGACCTGCATACTTTGAGTCACGATGACCTTCTGAACCGGATGGTCGCGTTTGAAAAGGCGGAGCTCCATGTGAAGACGGTCACGCTTCGGGTCGTCCAGCAGCAGGTCGCGTTCGCGCATGGACAGGCGAAGAAGTGGCTGGCCGATGAGACAGGCCACGGGAAGCTCTTCCACGAAATCACGATGATGGGCTTTGACAGCCTGAACGACTGGCAGAAGCAGGTCTATGAGGGAATCCGTGCAGACCGCCAGGCTGTCGTCGACGAAATGCGCCGGAGGATGCGATGAGCACCAAACAGTTCGAAAAATTCGAAGTGTTGAAGGGCGGTTTCGTCCGTCTCCTGGACACCATGCCGGCAGAGCGTGCAGATGAGGCCATCGTGGACGCAGCGCGCGTCTCGTATGGTTCTGGCACCCGCGCCACCAGCGACACCCGCTCTCTGATTCGATACCTCGTCCGTCATCGCCACACGTCTCCGCTGGAGATGGTGGAGTTCAAGTTCCATGTTCGCGCTCCGCTGTTCGTGGCGCGGCAGTGGATGCGGCATCGTACCGGGTCGTTCAATGAGGTCTCTGCGCGGTACAGCGTGGCTAATAACAACGCATGGGTGCCCAAGGCCGATGACCTGGCTGTTCAGTCTGAGAACAACAAGCAGGGCCGTGGCGATGCGCGTCCAGAAGATGCAGGCAGCATCGCTTTCAGGATGGAGGACGCGGTCAGGAGTGCAGAGGCCGTTTACAACTATGCGCTCAGCAAAGGCGTCGCACGCGAGCTGGCGCGCACCATCCTGCCTGTCAGCATGTGGACAGAGTTCGTCTGGAAGGTCGACCTCCACAACCTGCTGCACTTCCTGAAGCTCCGCTGCGACCGCCATGCGCAGTATGAGATTCGTGTGTACGCGGAGGCCATCGCACAGATGGTCGCGAAGGTTGCGCCGCACGCTTACGAAGCATGGGTGGACTACAGCATGGAGGCTCGCACGCTGTCTAGGCAGGAGTGGGCGGCTGTGACGCGGGTCCTAGACTACACGCAGATTGATACCATCTGCGCAGACATGATTGCTTCGGGTGCATCGGTGCGCGAGGCTCGTGAGCTGCGCGAAGCGCTGGAGGGGAAATAATGAGCAAGGAACAGTTCGAAGAATTCGAAGAGTTGGGCCGTCGCGCGGTTGCCTGCAAGATGTGGAGGTGGATGCCCGGCATGCTGGCCGTGCATCATCAGGATTATGGGAACAACGGCCTAGATGGTCGCGTCATTGAGATTGATGACAAAGAGGGTCCGATGTGGATTGGCTGGGGAGACCTCTACCTTCCTTTGTTTGAAGGCAGCTGGCCAGACCTACGCGACCCTGCAACGGTCGGGTGCCTGCTTTACCGTGTCCGGGATGTGTGGCCAGCTGCCACAACCAACTGGGCCAACTTCTTGGATGAAGATAGAAAGATTGTTTCACGATGGGCGGTCCACAAGGGTTTGGGACACGATGCAGGGCACTACCTTTACTCCACCGAAGCCGCCGCGCTCGTCGCAGCACTAGAAGGTGCGCCATGAACCCTGAACTTGAAGCCCTCGCTCGTCGCGCCGTGGCCTGCAAGCACTGGCACTGGATGCCGGGCATGCTTTACAACCATCCTAAAGACCGACCCAGTCTCGCATTGCGTCCGGAAGGCCCTGATGCGCCAATCATCAAATGCGGACCTGGCGGCGGTCTCCCAATCTTCTCCGACCCTGCAACGCTCGGGTGCCTTCTGGCGCTGGTGCGTGAAGCGTGGGGAAAGCCGCATGCTTATGTTGAGTTTTCAGATAAATGGAAGGTGGCGTTCTACTGTGATGTTGGAACGCACGCTTTTTCCAGCACTACCGAAGCCGGCGCTCTCATCGCTGCGCTGGAGGCCGCGCCATGAAGTCTTTCATCTACTCCGGCGTGGACCCTGGGAAGAACGGCGCAATCGCCAGCATCGATGATGACGGCATCGTCCTGAAGATTAGCCGCTTCATCCACGCAGACACGGAAGGCCGCATCGCCCTGGTCATCGCAGACCACTTCGCGGAGCTGGACCAGACCGCCAACCACTCCGCCATCATTGAGCGTGTCAGCGCCATGCCGCGTCAAGGCGTCGCTTCCATGTTCACTTTCGGGAGAGTGTACGGAGAGGCATGGTCTGGTCTGCTTCTGGCCAACCCGTCCAACCCTGTCCGCATCAGTTCCGTCACGCCTTCCATGTGGCAGCGCGACCTCCTGCTCCCGAAGCGGGACTGCGTAACGAACCACAAGCGCACACTGAAGGAAGAGGCGGAGAAGCGCTTTGGCCGGAAGTTCCTGCTGGCAGAGGCAGACGCCGCGTGGCTCGCAGAATGGGGACGGAAGAAAGGTCCGTGGTCCCGTGGCATGCGGTCAGAAGTATGATGGGGCAGGCGCTCCCGGCTGCGAAGGACCAACAGCCAGGAGCGGGGCCTTCCGGCCTCTCTGGTCCCCACCATCACCTGCCTGCGATGTTAGCAGAAATCCCTCCTGTGACAAGAAGGCAGGTTGACGCGCTGCGAGCCGACGAGCCAATCCAAGCGGAGTTCGTCTCCATGCTGTTCGGGCTGGCCATCGGCATGATAATCGGCTTCTGGATACGCGACAGCATCAAGAGGTGACCGATGGTGTACCAGACCGCAAAGGAAGCTGCCTTCCACAGCCGGAACTCCGGCAAAGAGACGAGCTGCGAACCGACGATGGAGAACTACACAGACCTAGTGGAAGACTGCCAGGAGCGCAGGCTTCAGGAAGATGGCAGCATCGTCTTTATCTCTAACGACCATGAATGGAGAGTCCGAATGATGAGGCGTCCGTGGTAATGCTCTTGATGATTACAGCGACACCAAAGCCGGACCTCCTGCTGGTCGGCTTCATGTTCGCGTTCTTCACCTACACAGCGTGGCTTCTCTGGAAGGGCGGTAACTAGTTCTTGATTCCTACTCGTTGACGCTGTAAAGGTGGCTAACAACCACGGCCTCCCCAGGCCAGTCACGAAGAGGGATTCATGGACGCAATACTGGAAGTCTTTGATGTCATCCGTTCCGCTGCGAAGGCGGGACCCGGAACGGCGCTGCTGCGTCCGTTTGATGGCACGCTGTTCATCGATTACACGCCGGAGAGCGCGAAGCTTTACGCCATCATCAGAGGCAAGGCGACGCTCCTGGTACAGTCCGATTGGGACGATTACAGCCCGCGCCTGATGGCCGCATACGAGCTGGCATGGCTGTCGTCGGACGGTCTGACGCAAACGCTGTTTGAGACGCTGGAAGCGCATCCCGATGGCACGCAGCACCTGATGCGTCCCATCGTGCAGACTTGGGTGCTGAACAAGTTCTGGTCGGAGGTCTGCGATGACTGAAGCGCTTCCTTTGACAGACACGGAACTGCGGCTGAAGGAGATTGAGGCGAAGTGGCAGACGCGCCGTGAAGAAGCGGAGCGTACCGGGAAGCCTGTACCGCCTCACATCGTTCGCTGGTACGAGAAGCAGATTGCAGAGGCACGCGCAGCGATGCAGCGTGTTATCTCTAGCCTGCTCCCGAAGGAGGACCTGCAGGCGCACATCATTGCGCGCATCACGGCTGTGAAGCAGCAGCAGGACGCGAAGATTGCGCTCTCTGGAGGGAAGGCAAAGAAGGCAGAGCCGACAGAGCCTAAGCGCCCGAAGTCGCCGCCAAAGACTCCCGAGCAGCGCCGCGAAGAGAGGAACGCGAAGCGTCGGAAACAATACGCGACAGACCCGAAGTATCGCGACCGCATCGCTGCGCAGCTGAAGAAGAAGGACGAAGCGTACAAAGAGCGGAAGCGGACGGACCCTGCGTTCCGTGAGCAGGAGCTGGCGAAGGAACGCGAGTACCGGAGACGCAAAGTAGAGAAGATGCAGTCCGACCCTGCGTATCAGCAGAAGGTGCTGGCGATGAGAGAGCGCCAGATGGAACTGAAGGCCACCTTCTTCCAGGTACGCAACGCGCACGCCGCTGCGCTGCTTAGAGCAAAGGAAGGCGTCCCGTCAGCTAAGGACCTCGTTGCAGAGGCCGCAGTCGCAGAAGCGATTGAGGCCGGCACGCTTTCACCCGAAGAAGAGAAGGAGAAGCTGCAGCAGATTCGCATCGTCACGGCCGTCATTGAGCAGAAGTACGAACTGACGAAGGCAGAGAAGGACGCCATCCGCAGGACGGAACTGCGACGCGCGGAGAAGGAGCGCCAGCTACTGGACCAGAGCATTGAAGTCGGATGGGCGAAGAAGGCGGTCAAGCGCGACCCGGAACTGCGTGCGCTGTTTGAGGCCAGCGTGAACGCTTCATACAAAGCGGCCGTCTGGAACTACGAGCGCGGAGGCGTGCAGATGTCGGAGAAGCTGAAGGCCATGAAGCGCGAAGAGTTCGTCCAGAAGCTCTACATGAAGCTGGATGCGAACCACGACCTGCTGCACGAACGCAGAGCGCACCGCAACGCCAGCCTGCAGCGCTCCTGGGAGAAGCATTGGGACGAGCTGCGGTCAGACCCGGAGCGGTATGCAGCCTACAAGGAAGAGAAGCGGCAGCGGTACTTCCGACTGAAGGCGCAGATTGATGCGCGGCCTCCGGCAGAAGGACCGTGCTTCAAAGACTCCGCATTGAAGGCGCTTGAGCAGGCGAAAAAAGATGCGCCAAAAACTTGAGAGCCGCTTTTGAGCCTGTAAGACAGCCGCATCCCCGTCACGAAAGGACACATCATGCTTCAGGTCATCGACAATAACAACACGCCTTCCGTTCAGCCTTCGCTCCTTCGCCGCGTGGAGGTCCGCATCGTGGACGCCATCGACGCAGCGACGCCGGCCGCGAAGGAGTACCTGGTCGTTGCAGTCTCCATCGGCTGGGTCGCCATCTTCGCGACGCTCATCTTGCGCGTCTTCTAACTCTGCTTTGGCTTCGCCTTCAGCGCCTTCTCAATCTTGGTGAGGCGCTTCTTGAAGTCTCCAAAGTCAATGTCCGTGTCAAAGCTGGAGGTCGCCTCCTGGACGGACGACACCTTGCCTTCTAGCGCAGCCAGCCGCGCTTCCAGTTTGGCATGCGTGACCGCGCACTGCGAATGGCTTTTCTCTGCATTCGCAGCCTCTGTCTCCATCTGCTTCATCTTCAGCTCATGATGCTGGTCGCTGATGCGGGTCCAGAACTTCCATCCTGCCGCTCCAAACAGAACAGCGATGAGAGCCAGGACGACAGCGATGCCTCCGTTGCCTCCGGTCATCTGCGTCAGCGTGTTCACATCAATGGGCGCGGCCTGTTCCGTTCCTGCTGCCACGGGAAGCGCAGCAGGACTAGGTGCTGCAGCCGCAGGAGCAGGAGCATGAGGCGGTTCAATAGGCTGCGTGCCAGACCCTTCTAGTTCATCCATGACGGTCTCCTTTCGCGGAGGCTGCACAATGACGCCGCTGCCGAACTCTTCAGCTTTGACCTCGTCATTGTAAAAAAGCACGATGGAAGCGCCAGGCTCAATGATGCAGTCTTCACTGAGCAGGCGCGGAAGGTCCTGCTCATAAATCCTGTCACCAGAACCAAAGCGGCAGTCACTCATCGAACCTAGACTCAATGCGAATGAGTCGTTCGTTGATTTGCTCCACGCGGTCGCGCAGCTTCTCAAACTCTTCCGGCGACGGCTGCTCCGCAATCTCCAGCTTGATGGCTTCCACGCTGGCCTTCAGTTCAGACCATTCAGTCCGGACCTCGTTCCAGGCGAACGCGATGAGGGCCAGCACGACCGTGGACGCGAACGAACCTAGGCCGCTGAAGATGCGAAGCAGGAGCGGAGCTCCAACCTGCGCCTTCGCGACTAACGTTTCCACGTTGACCGTGGACTGCGACTGACGGTCAGCCATCGTCTCGTCCGGCCTTATCCGCCTCATTCTCGAGAACCCGAACCGTCCGGCTCTTCACTTCCACATTGCCGGCAGCAAGCGCAGAGATGCCGCTGGCCAGAGAAACCCACATGGGGACAGTCACAGCGCCAAATCCGCCCGTTGCAGCCGTGACGATGACAGGGATGACGGTGCCAATGAGACCGCCTGCTGCAAGTCCCCAATTGATTTTGCCTTTGCTGTTCGTGAGTTTGACGGGCATCTGGCACCAGACGAAGGCCACGAAGGCCGGTTACTCTAAATCTTAGAAGCGTCGAACCAGCCAATGGTTCTATCCACCTGCGCTGCGTTCGTCCACAGGTGAGTTTTGAGATAAACCCCGTCGCCATCACGCGAACCGGCAGCGTTCGTGTTTCCCTCAATGGTCGTCCAACCCTTCTCGTCGACCTTCACGACGACGCCCGTGTGGCCTTGAACCCACGTGCCAGAGCGACACTCCTTCGCTCCGACAGGGTCCTTCGCGCGACACCAAATCCAGCCAGGCTGAACCTTCTTCTGGAAGCCAGGCTCCTGCGGAGTCGTCCGGCCTTCTGGTCCGACCCGCTTCGAAGCCTGATGCCATTGCGTCGCAACGGAACCAGAACACCACGAAGGAGGCTTCGTTAGGCCGCGGCTGTTCATCACGTTCCATGCGACGAATGCCGCGCACCACGGGCCACCCTTCGCGACGCCAACGCTCTTCTGGTACTTCTCCACATCGGGTCCGCAGTTCGCGCCTCCGACCTCTTTCACGCCTTTGCGGAGCTCCACGTGGCAGGACTCCACCAGAGCGCCGGCCGCTCCTTCAATCGGCTTCGCAGGAGCTGGAGGAACCAGAGCCGCAAAGGTTCCGGGTCCGAGCTTGCCGTCAGCGGTCAGTCCCTTGGCAGACTGGAAGGTGGCCACGGCATCAGCGAAGGCAGCAGTGGCAGGGTCAAGCGTGGAGAAGGGCGGAGGAAGCTGCTCCTTCTTCCAGGTAACGCCAGCCTGCTTCAGATTGTACTCAATGCGCGCGTCAGACATCCTTGCTCCGCTTCTTGTAGGGGCGCTTTGCCTTCACTTCTACGGCGACGCCATGTTGGATTAGGTCCGGCTTCTCTGCCTGCTTAGGCGTGGCTGCTCCCATGACGATGTCCGCAGGAGGCTCGTGAATCGTGCCATACATGCCTTCTTTGACGACTGGCGCAGGCTTCTCTTCCTCAATGACGGGAGGCACCTTCGCCCATGCCTCCACGGCATCTGCGAGCATGCGCGTGGCGTTCACCAGCTTCTGCCGGTCATGGTGGCTGAGGTTGAACCCACGTCCAACGTGACCGTTCTTCAGGACGATGCCTTCTGAAGTCGCAGTGATAGTGAAGCGCTCGAGGTCGCGCATGAAAGCATTGAACAACGAAATCGCAGGACTCATCTTGGGGAACTCCGAACGGAGGTTAGGGAAGCGAGGTTAGAGCATCTTCATAAAGGTACAGGCCGTAGTAACCGCCATTCGCAGCGTTCGCTTGGACCTCCACCTTGATTTCAATCCACGTATCGTCCGTCCAGGCTGGCACGATGGTCGCAGAAAAAGATGCAGGAGCTGCGCCAAGCGTCTGTGTCGTGGAGACACCGTTCACATAGACAGTCACGTCCGCATTCAAGCCGTAACAGGCTATAGCGACGCTGTTTGCAGTAATCTGGCTGTTGTGGACCCACATCGTTGCTGCGAGGTCCACCGTTGTCGTATTCGACGTGAAGAACGGCGACAGCGACGCAAGCATACGCCGCTTGTACGCGAAGATGAAGCGGTCTCGCTGCAGGATGGTGTCCAGCGTAAGCGCCCTGATGACATCAGGAGCGCCGGTCTGACTAAGCGGTACAGGGTATGATGCTGGAATGGTGAAGCCCATGATTACCCTGCGCTTACGATGAACCGAGCGTACAGATTGTACAGATAGAACGCAGTCACGTTGCCGACGACTGACAGTTCAATCGTGTAAGGCAGGTTGGCGTAATACGTCTGACTTGGAATGACGAACGTCTGCGGAGTCCCAGCCAGCATCTCCTGGTCAGGCATGCTGTCACGCATACCCCATGCTGCAACGGCAGTCGGGTCGTACCATCCGCGCGCTGTGATGCCGATGACAGACTGCTGCGTCCTGTCAGACGGCGCATAAACAGTCTGCTTCATGGTATGAAGCACTGTTCCAAGTTTATCGTACAGGTCTAGCTGTATCTCCTGATTGGCTGTCTGGTACAGCGTGAAGGCGGAGAAGGTGATGCACAGTTCCGACTCAACGCTGGCTGCTCCAGAGCTAAAGCTGAACGAGAGCTTCTGTGCTGCTTTCGCGGTCGGAATGGTCACCGCTCCTGCGATAACGGCTCCAAGCGCGTACCGCTGCGAGACGCCGTTGCTCAGGTCCGGCTGGAACTGGCGCGTTGCAGTGTTCTGGATGTTGATGACCTGTGCGAGCGCGCCAGCAGTGTTATGAGCGTACTGCGGAGGAGCGCTTCCCGGGTTGGCAGACACTACATTGTACGCGATGCTGTACAGCGTGAAGGCGCCAAGCTCAAAGACCGTTCCAGTCGGATTGACTTTGGAGTTGTTGTAAGTCGGACTAAGGCGCGGAGGGTTTGACGTCACAGACGGATACACAGAAGCGTAAGCATCTGGAGGGTGAGGTCCGGTCGTGTTGACGTAGTTAATCTGGTAGTACTGCGTGTCCTGCGTTGACGGACCTGTCGTATTTACAACGGCACCAGTCTCCGCAAGCGATAGCAGTTCATGCTTCTCTCCTGCCGTGATGGTGTAAGCGCCACCTCCACCATGCGTCTCAAGATAAATCGTGTTCTCAACGCCGCCCTGGATGTCCACATTACCTTTGTTCGCAAGCTTCGAAGACTGGAAGGTCAGCGAGAAGGCCTGCGGACCAGATGCGACCGTGTTCAGCGGCATCGACACGTCAAAGTATGATTCCGCTCCGGTCGTCGGCAGGACCCCAACCTGGACATACTCTCCGCTTCCAAGATGCGTCACGAATGCGCTGCCTTGGAAGCCATCCGCATCAGCAGAAGCACTAATCGTCGCGTACTTCACACGGAAGTCCAGCTGCGTGACCTGCTGTCCGACATTGACCGTGAACATCAGGCCCTGCGGAGCGAAGTACGATGACCAGGTAACTTTGTCGTGCGCGTTCCACGCGATGCCGCCTCCGCGCGTGAGCTGTTCGTTGTAATTGTTCGCGTTGACCGTCAGACCGTTCGCCAAGAAGGCGGAGTACGGCATGTCCGGCTGCGTCTGTAGGTCGTCAATCTTCTTCCATGCCATCAGCGCACCCACGGATAAGCGAAAGCAGTGTCACCATCAACAGCACCGGAACTGTCAGCCAGGAACGCATCCCAAGAAGCCGCCATGTTATCTGGGTCGCCGCCGAATGGCGAAGGCGCAATGATAATGATGTCACCAGCAATCGCTACATCGAATGTACCATCTAGGAACTGAAGATTGTTTCCAGTTACTCCTGTAAGATTTGTGGAGAGACCATACGGTGTTCCGTATTCGTCACATAAGATACATTTGTAATTCTGCGGAGATGTCACAATCCGCTGCAGCGTCTGCTGGAACGCCTCCGCGTCGCTCGTCGGAGCGTTGTTCAGGCCAACACCGTTAGGAAGAGTGAACGCATTGTATTCAATCTCCACGGTCCCGCTCGTCGGGACGCTTACAACACGGCCGCTAACAGACACCATCGACACACGGTTTGCTGCGAAGAGGTATCCGGGAAGGAACAGCGTGTAAGAGGTCGTCGGAGTCTGCCAGGAGCGCACGGCCTTGAGGACGATGCCGGTCGCGTTGACGACGCCCATCGACCCTGCGCCGTTCGGCACGAAGGCAGACGAGAAGGCCACGAAGTCCCCGATGCGCAGCGTCTTCGTCGCATTGCGCAGCGTGACCTCAATGATGGCAGCAGACTGCGAGTAGCGCGTGACGATGTTCGTCCCGTTCAAGAAGGCAAACGACGAGATGAGGCCAGCCTGGTAATCGGCTCCCTGCTGCATCATCGACCCGATGGTCATCGTCTTTCCACCGCCGACGATGATGCGCTCAATGTTCGCAATCGGGTTCTCAGTGACGTTCAGCGTGTCTGCAGAGATGGACGCAGGATACTTCACAGTCACAGACGCGATGCTGTTCTGCCGGTCGTAATTGAGACTGACCTTTGGCTCCGCAAAGTCAGAGTCATTGACTGGAATCGGCCATGTGTTCTCCGATGCCCACCGACCAAAGGTGATGCGTCCGCGGTCGTACACCATGAAGACGCCAAGGTTCTTCAGGAAGCTCTCCAGAACCTCTCCGACCGTCTTCGGGCCGTCAGGCTTCACGGGAAGCACGACGATGTTCGGGAGTTCCACCGGAACCGTCCAGTTCCACCCGTTCATCGTCGGAATGTCTGACTGAATCTGCGTCGGGTCCAGCGCAGACAGGAGTGAGCCAACATCAATGATGTCAAACAGGCTAGTTAGTTCAAAAGGAATCCATGCGGCCATGCCCCACGCACGAACGCCAGATACGCCTAACCCATCTACATCCACAGTCCCGAAGATGAGGTCCACAATGAGAGCGGCCACATTCGCGGAGCTGAACGCAATCTCTACCTTGAAGAGAGGGTCAATCTGCAGCGTGATTTGACGATTGTCGTTGTCGTTTCGCCGCTGGCGAATGCGTCGCCGGCTACTGTCGTCCAGGGCGATGTCTAGGTCGTCGTCGTTAGTGCTGTTGTAAGGACGGTAGTACCCGTCATTGAACATCAGATTGAACCCCTGCGCGCGGAGGTCGTTCAGACCCGGGTCCACAGGCCGAGCTGCAATGGTCAGCGTGTCAGCCGTCGCCTCAATGATGTTGGTGACGCCGCCAAAGTTCTCAGTCCGAATCTGCATCGTGCCGTATCGCGTGTCGTAAGGCGTCTGGTTGTATTCCCAGATGGGGCCTTGCAGATTGCGATTTGGAGAGGTGCGAAGTGAGCCTCTAAGGTTAGCGGACACGCCTCTTTCGTCTGGATTGCGGTCGTATCCGGGAGTTCCGACGAAGTACATTCCTGTCGGAGCTGGTGCCCACGGCGCGTTCTTGATGACGCCCATCAGCGACATGCACTCCACGCGAATCTGGTTATCCGACCCTGCAGAGGTCTGGATGCCAACGCGAGACACTAGTCCGCGGAAGACGACTTCTTCAGTCGTCTCATCTGGAGCATCGATGCTGTTCGTGGAGATTGTAATCGGCTGCTGCTCAATGCCGCCTGTTGGGTAGTCAGCGTACTGCCAGTATTCAGCGTACAGAGTAGGTCCGACTAGCTCTTCTCCGACCCATCTTACTGGAACAGGCTGTGGAACAGACCCGTGACGCATGATGCAGCCCAAGATGCCAGGAGCAGCATTGTCACTGAAGGTTACTTCATAAGCGCATCCATTGACGCGGAAGCGGTCGCCAACATTGATGAGGCTCGCATCAGTGACCAGAATGGTCGGAGTCGGACTAGGCGTGATGTAAGCGATAGTCTGCACGCTGCCGTTGTTCGCATCACGAACCGGAGCAGCGCCACGCGCCATCAGGACAGACAGCGTCTGCGTGTTTGCCAGCACGCTGAAGCTCGTCGTCGGGTCGGAACCGAGCGTCCCGAACAACGGAATCTCTGACGAGAACTGCGTGGAAAGTTCTGTCACGACTCCGACGATGCCATCAGCAGACGTGATGTAAGGCAGTTCGCGACTGGTCAGCGTCAATGGAGCTGATGGGTTCACAAACGGCAAGCCAACACCAGCAATGCGAATGATGATGACGCGGTCGGACGCCATTAGGTGTTCCCCCGGAAGAACAGGCCTGCAAGCGACCACAGACGCGGCTCGTCATCCGCAGAGATGAACTCCGTCGCCGCAGACTTTCCGACGATGGCCGGCATCTTCGCTTCCAAGTAGTCAGAGTTCGTCAGACCTGCAGCGGTCGCATCCTGCTCATAAATGCGGAACTCCACGCCAGTAGACGCGGCCTGCAGCATCTTCTCAAAGATGTTGTTCGGGTCCGTTACCAGACGGCCGGCCTTCTGCGCGTAAATCGCCTGCGTTGCATACCAGACAAAGGCGTTCGCCACAGGAAGCAGCGTGGAACGGACCTCAATGTCTGCGACGTGTCCCCAATTCACGATGTCTGTCGTGAGGCCAGACATGTCAGACGAGCTGACGGCCGCGCGCTGCTTCGTCGTTCTGGTCACATCGCCCGAGACGCCGCATGGTGCCCACAATCCTGCAACATTGTATGGAGATGACCCGAACTCAGTAACACCAGAGCCAGGGAAGGTCACGGTCGTGGAGTCAAACCCATACACAGCCGCATCAGCCAAAGAGCTGAAGCTGAAGACAATCGGACTAGGAGCATCGTACTCCCAATAGAGCGACGCAGGTCCAAGGCTAGGGCCTGTAGTGTTATCAACATTGTACGTAACCGTGATGCCTGTGGCGCCGGCATTAGACAGCGCTGTGTACACGATGAACGCAATCGTATCTGCAGGAGGCGTCATCGCTCCGCTGTACCCAAAACCCCAAGCAATCGAACCGCCTTCAATTCCTGCATTGGTTGAGAACTGCGGCGCTGCGACCTGCCAGGTAATCAGTGGATAGTTCATCCTAGGCTCCTACTGGAACAAGTCCGCGCGCCTGCGCGTTACGCTGCATCATCGCGAACTGACGCGCGATGCTTTCGCCGTCTGCGAACGCTGCGTCAACACGAAGATTGAAGGAAGTGTTCACAGGAGCTGCTTGAACCGGAGCCACGGATGCCGGCGTGCTAGACGCAGACTTCTTGGAGCTAGACCCGAGCATCGCAGCGGCAGCGTAAGCGGCCACACCTGCAGCGGCCATCGGAATCGCCTGCGGATTGAACGCAGCAGCGTAAATCGCAGCCTGCGCCATCGCTTCATCGCCCTTAGCACTAATCGCGTCACCGATGGCTTTCCGAGCCAGGTCAGCAGCCACGGCAGACGCCTTCTTTCCGGTCGCCAGCTGCTGAGCGGCAGCTTTGCCGTACTCCTGCAGGCCTGCCTTGATGTTTGCAACCTTCTCGTCATGCGCCGCTTTCTCTTCTGCACGCTTTGCAGCCACGAACTCCGATGCGCTCTGCGTCAGGTCAAAGGTCAGGTCATGAAGCTCAATGGCGCGCGCTCTGGCTGCATCAAACTCCGCTTGGTCTGCAATGTTCTTCTCAATCTGCGCTTCGTAATAGAGCTGTATCTGCTCATCGTTCGCAGAGCCAAACATGGCGATGCGCTCTTTGTTCGTCTTTGCAAGATTGGCGATTCGCTCTTCCTCTGCGAGTCGCTCCTTTTCCATGAATTTGTCCATGGACCGCTGTCTTAGGACATACGGGTCTTCATGCTCTTCTGCGGGTGTTCCTGTGTTCGTCGTCGTTACTGCCACGGTGACAGGAATCACGCGTGGCTGCGTCTCCGGAGCGGCCAGCAGCTTCTTTTTATCTTCCTCAATGCGAGCCTGCGCCGCCTTTAGCCTTTCGCGCTCTTCTTTGAACCCGAGTTCCTGAATGGACAGACGCGCATCAGACTCTTGGCGTGCGCTCTGGCGAGCCTGGTCAAGCTGTAACTGCGCATCCTTGCTGCGCTCCACGCGCGCCTCTGCCATCGCCCGAATCTGGTCGTCCGTCCGGCCGCGCGTGCCTTCTTTGCCCATCTTCTGAACTTTATCGTCAGTCGCCTTAATCTTGGCGGCTTCCGCATCGACCAGCTCTGCCCTCTTCTTTGACTCTGCCTCTGCTGCCGCGAAGTCGCCTGCTGCAAGCCTTCTGGCCTGCATCGCACGGTCCTGCTGCAAGATGATGGCTTGGTAATCCCGCTGCGTCTGCTCCAAGTCGAAGATTGCCATCTCCTTCTTTGTTCCAAGAAGGCCGATGATGGACCGCTCCACGTTCGCGTATCCAGCATGCGCAGTGGTCATGAGGCCGTTCGCGTTCGCCAGTGCGTCCGCGTACTCCTTCTCTGCCTTCGCATGGTCACGCGCCTGCGTTGCTGCAGAAGAATGGTCAGTCGCGAGGTCACGAACCAGAGCAGAGAATGCCGTGACTGGAACCAGAAGCAGGTCAAAGGCAGTCTTCAAGATATTGATGCCGTCGATGAGCGTATCGACTGCCGCTTCCATGTCGTCTGTTCCCATCACGGCCGTGAAGAGCTGACCTTGCAGTTCGTTTAGAGCAAAGTCTAGGTCAGCCATTGCTTTGGCGCCGGCTTCGCCCTGTGTCGCTGCAAACGCAGCCATGCTTCCAGAGAACGCGCCAAGCGCCTGCTGCGCTCCAAGGAATGCGCCGCCGATTCCGGCAATCGCTTTCACCGCAGTCTGACCGCCAATCTTATTGACCAGCGCTCCGGCCGCTTTGTCTGCCTCATCTGCAACATCACGAATCTGGTCAGAGAGCTTGCGCGCCTCTTTGTCCATCTTCTGCATCGCGCCTTTGGCGTCGTCGATGGACTTGACCAGGCTTGTGCTGTCGCCTTCCAGAATCGCTACTGCCTTAGGCATCGGTCACCTCTGCTGCATCTTGGAGGCTAGTTCTGCGACACGGGCGTTCGCCTTCGCCTTTTTCTCGTCGTAATTCTTCTGCCCTTCGTCGACCTCGTGCTGCACGAACTCTGCGAGCTCGAGCTGCGCGTGCGTTACCTGTTCTAGTGTAATCGTCGGAGTTCCGCGCGCAATCCACTTTGACAGCTTCAGAGCGCTCCAGAAGCCTGCTGGTTCCATCGTGAGGACAGGGCAGGTCACAGGCAGAGGGTCGCGCTGCTCAAAGTCTAGACCCTGCCTGTATCCCATCGTGCAGCCTCTCCTGTAACGGACCTCGTCAGGACACTCCCAGCATCGGTTACGATGAGAGGTTATCAGCCGGGCGAAGTCTCGCCACTCTACCCGGCTGAAGTTTTTGGGTAGCCCACCGTCGCCACCGCTGCTGCGATGCTGGACACATCAGTCCACGGAATCCGGCTAATCCATGCAGCGCGGTCTTTGTCCGTGCCTCCCTTCGGGAACGCAGGCTCAAAGTTCTCGCTGTCAAGGACGCATGCCACCAGAAGGTTGATATGAGTCTGGATGATGCGCTCCAGCGCCTCAATGTCCGTCTTCATCGCCTCACGATGTTTGTCCACGGCCGCATAGTACCGCGCACCTTCCATCGCGTTTGGCTCCCGAACCAGAAGGCGCGCTTCCACGCCTTTGACGGTCACGGTAATCCACTCACTCTCAACGAACTGTACTGACATGTGCCCCCTCCGAAGTCTGGGGTGTTGAAGGAATCGAACTTAGGTTGCGGTCATCTTGAAGGACAGAGGCGTCGCAGAGCTGTCCGGGATGCACTGCCACTTCAGCGTCGTGCTGCGGTAGCCGTTCGTCTCTCCGAGCGACGGGAAGGCGACATACTGCGGATTGTCCAGCGTGATGGTCCAAGTCTGGCCGGTCGCCACAGTCATCACAAGCACAATGCTGGTTCCGATTTTGTTAGACTCTGCATCGGTGAAAGACGGCTGAACATACGACGAAGGACCAGTTCCTTCTTCGAACTCCGCCATATCAATCTCCAGCGACGGAGACGCATCAGGCCGGAAGAAGGAGATGCCGAAGCCATACTGCTTCCGCGTGTCGCCAACATCGTTCAGTGTCCAGCCGGTGTCGATGGTCACCTTGGAGACTGCGTCGACCTGGCAGGTAAGGCCACTGAAGCTCAAAGAGCAGTTCACGCCGATGACCGGAGGCTGCGTCGACGACGAGACATAAGTCGGCTGAATGTCGGCGCTGTTCGTGACCGGACGCCAAGAACCCTTGATGGTCCAATCAATCATCACGCGCTGGCCGTATTCCCATGAAATCTTCGGGAGAGCCACGCAGTCAAAGGCCTCATATCGCTTTCCGCCAGTCTCTTCATACACGATGCTGAACGGTTGGACCGCGTAATTCGTGGAAGAGCGCGAAGTCGCAGGTTCAAAGAACGGCTGCACTTCCAGAAGCGTATCGTTCGTCACAGCCTGCGACGAGATTGCCCAAGGTGCAGACAGCCACAGCGCTGCGAGCTGCGTCTGGTTGGAAAGGTCCAAGTCATACGCCTGGTCAAACTGCCAGAAGAACTCAGTCTGGAAGGTGATGTCCCAGCCAAGGCCACCAGTCCGGCTGGAGCTGTTGCCGCCCCAAGGAGTGAAGACCTCCTTCCGGTCGATGATGCCTGCGCCGCGCGGAGTGAACGAAGGCGTGCCGATGACGCGAATCGCCTGACCCGTTGCAGCTGCATCGATGAAAGTTCCAAGCGCAGCCTGCGTCTGGATGAAGACTGCTGATTGATTACTCGCGAGAAGTGCTGTTGCCATCGTTTATCCTGCAAGAGAGCGACGCTGGTACACCTGAATAGATGCACGCACCGTCTGTTGAATGAGCGTTTGACCTGTGTCGTCGTGGCCAACCACGAAGTCCTGAGGCGCGATGCCCGTGTACGGACTCGCATTGTAGATGCCCGTTCCCGGCCAGTTAGGAGTAGCGCTGTTGCGCAGGTCCAGATTGATGAAGCCGTACACGCCGCTGCACAGAATCATCACGATGCCTTCAATGTACGCGCGCAAGGCCGTCTCGTACACTTCAATCGTGAACTCAATGGCAGGGTCGCCAACATCAGCACGAACCAGAGGCAGAGCGCCCATCAGGGAGTCGTAATAACCCCAATCCGAGCAGACCGTAATCTGCAGCTCATGTACCTGGTCCATCGCTCCAAGCGCGTCCGTGATGGTGCTGCTGGTGTTCGTCACCGTCAGACCGATTGCCGGCTGCGTCTCTGCCGTGAACAAAGAGCGCTGCGAAGTGTAGATGTTCGCAGACACAGGAGCCGGAAGGTTGGGTGCGCCCATCGCCTTCAGCCATGCAGCCGTGCAGACTGTGGACCAGTTCGCGATGACTAGCGCCTTCGC